AACCAATAAATCCTCAACCGACATGGAAAGCAGGTGAATTCTAATGGATTTTGAGATTACTGAAGGAGTAATAAACGGAGCACAAAAAGTTGTCTTCTATGGTCCTGAAGGAATTGGAAAAACAACTTTTGCTTCAAAGTTTCCTGATCCTTTATTTATTGATACCGAAGGATCTACAAAAAAATTAAATGTAAAGAGATTACCAAAGCCTACAAGCTGGCAAATGATGATTGCAGAAGTTCAATCAGTCATTCAAAAAAGATTTTGTAAAACACTTGTTATTGATACTGCCGACTGGGCGGAAAGATTATGTACGGAAGCCATCTGTGCAAAACATGGTAAATCAGGTGTAGAAGAATTTGGGTATGGTACGGGCTATACCTACGTTGCTGAAGAATGGGGAAGATTCCTTAATCTTCTTCAAGATGTCGTAGATGTGGCCAATATCAATGTTGTTTTAACAGCTCATTCAATTATTCGTAAATTTGAACAGCCTAATGAAATGGGTGCTTACGATCGTTATGAGTTGAAGCTAGGTAAAAAGACAACAGCACAAACTGCTCCAATTACTAAAGAGTGGGCTGATATGGTTTTGTTTGCCAACTACAAAACATTCAGTGTGGCAGTTGATGATAAAGGTAAAAAACATAAAGCTCAAGGTGGCCAACGTGTTATGTATACTACACATCATCCATGTTGGGATGCAAAAAATAGAGATGATCTACCTGAAGAATTGCCACTTGATTATTCAGCAATTGCTCATTTATTCAATAATCAAACAAATGTAACACCAACTGTAGCTATTCCACCTGTTACAAATACAGTTCCTCAACAACAACCAGTAGTTGAAGAAATCAAAGTTGAAAAAGAATTGAAACAAGGTGGTATTCAAGAAGCAGTGCCAACTGAAAATGCAAATGTAGTACAACAAACAGATGAAAGTAAATTGCCAACAGCATTGAAAGATTTAATGAGTCAAAGTTTAGTAACTGAAAAAGAAATCAGAAAAGCAGTAAGCATGAAAGGCTATTATCCTGAAGATACACCTGTTGAAAATTATGATCCAAACTTTATTAATGGAGTATTGATAGGAGCATGGCCACAAATTTTAGAATTTATTAATACAAATGTAAGAGAATTTTAGGAGGAAATATAAATGGATAACAGAGGAATTGATAACGGACATGAATTAGGATGGGATGATGTAATTGAAAATGATGGTGAGTTTATCATCCTACCACCTAATGATTATGATTTTGTAGTCAAAGGAATGGAAAGAACAAGATTTAATGGTTCAGAAAAAATGCCTGCTTGTAATCAAGTAACTGTAGACATTGCTATTGATTACAATGGGCAAGAAGTAATTATTAAACATAAATTATTCCTTCATTCAAAAGTGGAAGGTTTATTGAGTGCTTTCTTTAGAGGAATCGGCCAAAAGAAAAAAGGTGAACCATTAAGAATGAACTGGCCATCAGTTCCTGGGTCAACTGGAAGATGTAAAATCGGTACAAGAACTTATAACGGAAATGAATACAATGACATCAAAAAATTCTATCCAAAAGATGAAGCACCTCAAAAACCAGCTTTTAGTGCAGGACAATTCTAATGGAATTAAGACCATACCAAAAAGAGGCACACGATTCGATATTTGAAGAATGGAACAAGGGAGTCCAAAAGACTCTCTTGGTTTTGCCTACTGGATGTGGAAAAACGATAGTCTTTGCGGAAGTTGCTAAAGACTGCGTTAAACTAGGGGATAGAGTTCTTATTATGGCACATAGAGGGGAACTGTTAGACCAGGCAAATGATAAGATTGCTAAATCTACAGGTCTTAAATGTGCTGTTGAAAAAGCAAGTGAGACTTGCATAGGAAGCTGGTTCAGGATTGTTGTCGGTTCCGTTCAAAGAGAAAAACGTTTAGAACAGTTTCCTAAAGATTATTTTGACACGATTATTATTGATGAAGCGCATCATTGCTTAAGTAGTGGATATCAAAAAGTTTTAGAATATTTTGATACAGCTAAAGTTTTAGGTGTAACTGCTACACCTGATAGAGGAGATATGAAAAATTTAGGAAGCTACTTTGAAAGTCTAGCTTATCAGTACACATTGCCAAAAGCTATTAAAGAGGGTTATCTAACACCTATAAAGGCACTTACGTTACCGCTAAAGATGGATTTGTCCGGGGTCGGAGTTCAGTCTGGTGACTTCAAGGTAAGTGATATAGGGACTGCGTTAGATCCATACCTTGAACAGATAGCTCAAGAAATGAAAAAGTATTGTAAAGATAGAAAGACAGTTGTTTTCTTGCCTTTAGTAAAAACCTCTCAAAAGTTTAGAGATATTCTAAATAATAACGGATTTAAAGCTGCTGAAGTCAACGGAGACAGTAAAGATCGTGCAGAAGTGTTAAAAGATTTTGAAAATGATAAATATAACGTTTTATGTAATTCAATGCTTCTAACTGAAGGATGGGATTGTCCATCAGTAGATTGCATTATCGTTTTGCGACCAACGAAGGTGAGAAGTCTTTATTCACAAATGGTCGGTCGTGGTACTCGTCTATGCAAAGGCAAGGACCACCTATTACTACTAGATTTCTTGTGGCATACGGAACGTCATGAACTGTGCCATCCAGCCAACTTAATTTGTGAAAATGAAGAAGTTGCCAAGAAAATGACACAAAATTTAGAAACAATGGCAAGTTCAGCACTTCCTGAAGATGTACTTGAAGCGATAGATATAGAAGAAGCTGAAGAACAAGCTGTAAGTGATGTCGTTGCTCAAAGAGAAGAATCACTTGCTAAACAGTTAGCTGAAATGCGAAAAAGAAAAAGAAAACTTGTTGATCCATTGCAATTTGAAATGAGTATTATGGACCAAGACCTACAAAGTTACGTTCCTACATTTGGTTGGGAAATGGCACCAGCAAGTGAAAAACAAATAAAAGCATTAGAAAAATATGGAATCTATCCTGATAGTGTAGATAATGCAGGAAAAGCAACATTGCTACTTGATAGATTACATAAAAGACAAGAAGAAGGTTTAGCAACACCTAAACAAATAAGACTTCTTGAAAATAAAGGATTTAAACAAGTAGGCACGTGGTCATTTGAATCAGCTAGAAAATTAATCAATAGAATAGCTGCTTCAGGGTGGAGAGTTCCTAATGGAATAGATCCAGCAACTTATAAAGAAGGAGATTAACAATGGAGTATACAACTGATTTATTAGAAATACTGAATAATATAGATCCTTCTTTGCTTGACTATCAGGAATGGTGCAATGTTGGAATGGCACTCAAATATGAAGGTTATACAGCAAATGACTGGGACTACTGGAGTCAACGTGATTCTAAAAGATATCATAAAAATGAATGCTATAGAAAATGGGAGTCTTTTACTGGTTCAGGTGTAACAGGCGGAACTATTGTTCAGTATGCTAAAAATCAGGGGTGGGTTCCACCAATTAAAGAAAGTGGCCATGAACTTGATTGGAATGATGTTATTGATAAAGATGAACAGGTCATAGTTGATAAGAATTGGATTGAAGGGAAAGAGGTCAAAGAACCTCTTAACTGGAATCCAGTAGCTGAATTGATTACTTATCTGGAAACGCTTTTTGATTCTACTGAAAATGTAGGATATGTAACTAAAACATGGCTTAAAGATGAGAAATATTTGCCAACGCAAGGATGTTGGGATAGAACAGCAGGAAAACTTATACAACAGCTGAATAATTGCAAAGGTGATATAGGTGCAGTTTTAGGAGACTACAACGAAGAAGCAGGGGCGTGGATACGATTTAACCCGTTAGATGGAAAAGGTTGTAAGAACCAAAATGTGACTGATTTCAAGTATGCTCTTGTAGAAAGTGATTCAATGGCAATTGAAGAACAAAATGCAGTATTGAGAGAATTAGAACTTCCAATAGCTTGTTTAGTTCATTCAGGTGGTAAAAGCCTACATGCAATTGTAAAAATTGAAGCTGCAGATATGAAAGAATATCGTAAGCGTGTTGATTATCTCTATAACATTTGTAAAAAAAATGGACTAGATGTTGATACTCAAAATAGAAATCCTTCGAGACTTTCAAGAATGCCGGGGATTACAAGAAAAGGAAGAAAGCAATTTCTTGTTGATACTAATATTGGTAAAAGTTCATGGGATGAATGGTATGAATGGATTGAAAGCATCAATGATGATTTACCTGATCCTGAATCATTGAGCGAATTTTGGGATGATATGCCTCAACTTGCACCACCATTAATAGAAGGAATTCTAAGACAAGGACATAAAATGCTTATTGCTGGACCTAGTAAAGCAGGTAAGTCATTTGCATTGATTGAGATGTGTATCGCGATTGCTGAAGGAACAAAATGGTTTGGATGGCAGTGTGCTCGAGGAAGAATATTGTACGTCAATTTGGAGTTGGATAGACCATCATGTTTGCATAGATTCAAGGATGTTTATAAAGCGCTTGGCATCAAGCCTAATTCTTTGTCTAATATCGATATTTGGAATTTAAGGGGTAAATCTATTCCTATGGATAAACTTGCTCCTAAATTGATTAGAAGAGCTTCTAAAAAGGATTATATAGCAGTAGTCATAGATCCAATCTACAAAGTTATTACTGGAGATGAAAACAGTGCTGACCAAATGGCTAA